TTCAAGAGTTCTCTCTGCCATTAAATCTTCTCTTGGCGTATATTCAGGAATTATTAAATCTACTGATGTAGCTCTCCCACCTGTTACTGCTATTGCTTTTGAAATAGCGTTAGCCATAGTAGTTAATCTTGAAGCCATAGATTTAAAGAAATCTCCTAAACCACTTTGAAAGAGTTGATCTCCTAATTGTTTAAAAGCAATAGTCATATTAGAAGTAACAGTAGAAAGGTTATCCATTTTGGTTTCCATTGCTCCACCAAATTTTCTTTCTAACCCATTGATGAGGGCATCAGTAATGAGTTTTGCGCCCTCTGCTGTTTTACCAAATGTGGCAATAGAATCCTTTGTCAATCCTAATTCATCATTAAGAATTCCAAGGACATCAATACCTCTGTCCATAACCATGTTTAGTTCTTCTAAGCCTAACCCACCTGAAGCTGATCTTTGTACAGTTCTAACAAGAGCTTCAAAAACACCTAATTGGTCTGTAGATGTTGATGCTGTATCAGCAAAAACTTGAAGCATTCTGCTAGTTGGCTCAACACCTGCAGACTGCAAAGAAATAAATGCTTTTGTTACTGTTTCAATTTGGAATGGAGTTGTTTGTGCAAAGTTTAAAACTCTTTGCATGGCATCTGCACCTTTTTCTACGCTTCCAAATACAGTATTTAATGAGTCAGATAAATCTTCAAATTCAGAACCAACTTTTGCAATTTTAGCCATTGCAACACCCATTGCAACAAAACCTGCTGTGGCTGCGATTAATGGTCCTTTCAGTTTAGCTATCGTTCCACCCATACCCCCTGCACCTGCACCAAATGCTGCGCCACCTGCTGCCCCAGTAGTCCTGATTTTGCCCTGGATTTTGTCTAATTCGGATTTAAGCTGTTTTGTATCAGCTTCTATCTTGATTATTAGTTTATCTATTGGTGTAGCCATTAGTCAGGGTATAACTCCATAAGGTCATCTAGTTCTGTTCTATCCATAGGCTTTTCTTTTTCAGAGCCATTAAAATGCTTAAAACCTTTTATGGCTAGGTACATTTCTCTAGGAGATAGATTCCAAAAGTCTACAGGTCTCATGTTCATCATGCCAACACAAATCATGTAAAAATCTCCCCAGTTGATAGGTGGCGTGTGTTCATCTACTCTAGTGCTTTTTTTTTATCTTCCTCGTCTGAGTCATTATCATTTAAGGTTGCTACCAAGAGTTTGGCTACCTCTGTAGAAGCAACAACAATACCTATATCAGATATTATTTGCCCTACTTTTTTATCATCAAAATCATTGCCACCACCTCTTAGAGCGTGACGTAATACGACCAATAATGTTCTGATACGAACTTTTGCTTGTGCTATGTTCTGTGCAAGTTCAAGAATCCCTGTATCTAGTTCATCCTCAATCTTGACTAAGCTGTCTATGGTTAATCTGCACTTATAGGTTTCAGAACCTAATGTTACTTCAATCTGCCCTTTTAGTGGGTTTGTCATCTGACTTCTCCTTTGTTGGACTTGCTATTGCAAGTGTGATTTTTAAAACATTATCTCTTTCGTCAATCATATGGGATTTGATTGGGATGTCCTTGCCATTAACATTAACACTTTTACCAAGTACAACATTAGGCATATCTAATTGATCGCCTTTCATCATACCCATAACAGTGGCTTTTTCGGCTTTTACTTTTACTTGTTCCCAAGCCATAGCTCTATACGGTTGCGAATGTTATAGCACCGCCTGATTCAAAGGACATACTGTATGTGACCTCTCCATTGAATTCACCTGCATACTCTAAACTGGTTACTTGAAAAGCACCTGTAAAAGTACCAAAGTCAGGAACTAAGAACTGATAATTGTCTATAGTGTCTGCTAAAGCGTTTGTTTTAATAGTACTTTCTGATGCACCGTCTGTAAAAACACCACTACCTGAAACACTAATTGTTTGAACCCCTGCTGAAGCTAATAGTTGTCTTTTACCACTACTATCTTTATTAGTTACATCTACTGATTCATTATTTACTGTAAGACTTGATGATCTTAACCCTGCTATAGTTGTAAAAACTTCAGGAGAAGCTCCGTTCCCTGTTTTAATCAACATAGCACTACCTTTCTGTGCTGCCATAATCTACTCCAAAATCAAGAGTGTATTTAATACTCTTATAATTAAAAAATAAGGCATCTGCCAGTTTATTACATTGATAAGTGGTATTTAATCAAGTACCTAAAGTAATTGCACGAAATCTCATGACACCGTGCCGAGTTACCCCATCAGGGTCTCTCATAATGTCGCTGTACTCAAACCTTAAATTAATAAGATTGACACCAGTAACACTCAGACTCTTATCATGCAATAAATCATGAACCTTGTCCATAATTTGTTTAGTTTCCTTAGAGCCTTTGTATCTTGACCATATATGTATGTTAATAGTGGTTTCAGCACCTACTAAGTTATTTGTACTGTAGTCTATAGCTGTTTCTTCACCCAAAGTAATAAAAGGGTATGTATTACCCTGTATAACTTCGTCATAGACACCACAAGAGAGCGTAGTGGTTATAGCAGACACATCAAGGGCAGTATAAATAGAAGATTGTAATGCAAACTGTCCAACACTCATTTAAGAATACCTTTTTTAAACATATCTTGTATCTTCCTTTTGTTTTTCATAAGTGCAGGTTGCATGAACGGTCTTTCTGTCATATTAACTGTACCAAACTCTAAATGTTTTGAGTAAGGTGCCGCAGATATTATTTGACCTACGACTGTGCCGTTAGGCTTGACATCTACATCCATAGTTATTTGACTTGCTAAGAATCCTGTATCACTTGCAGGTGGTTGGTTGGGTGCTGATGCTGTATGTGTTCTTCTAGGTTCATACTTTTGATATGTCTTACCAGTACCGCCTGAAAGTATGCTTTGTTTAGCAGTATTTTGTACCATTAAAGTTCCACGAGTTACATACTCTTTGACCTTGTTGTCATCCAGTGTAGCTTGTAACTTTTTATTAAATGCTTTTAGGTTAGTTATTTTTAGATCAATGCCATCACTCATATTGCAACCCCTTCTTCGCATAACAGAGTTAAAAATCTATCTCTTTCATCTACATTAATAATGCCATTGACTGCAAAAGACCTCGTTCCGTAAGTGATCTTGCTATTGGTATCTATGTCCTGCCTGTATCTTATTGTGATCTCATGGGTAACCTTTTCCTGCAAAATACCTTGACGATATGTGCTGTTAGCACTCTTAGGTTTAATGTTTGCAAAAATAAATGCTACAGCACCGAATGCCTGGGATAAGCCACCACCTGCATCTCTAGTATTAGTTGCAGTTTCAACTTTTACCTTATATCGCATCTTGCCGATACTATTTGCCATGCTAACCGATACTCATTAAGGCAGACGAACCTAGTCCTTTATGAATTACATAAGGTGCATACAATGAACGCAACATAGGTGGATAAGGTAATGAAGCATCATACATATCACCTCTATGCTCATAGAGATAAGCTATGTGTTGAAGAATCCCAAGTCGCAATGGTTCAGGAATATTGTATTGAGATGTATAGCCAGTGACATATTGCACTTCAATAGCATTAGCCACTCTCAGAGATGTAGGGAATGTTGTACCTGTCCGTAATACTATCCTAGAAGGCTCTCTAATGCTGTCTAAGTAATATTTTGAAGATGCGAATGTTGTTGCTTCATCTGAGTCATTGTAGGTCTTAACATGGGTTACAGATACTACAGGTGATCTTGGCAATACTACATAATTTTTATAATAGTTTAGGTATGGTCCTGTTCGCATACCTTCCCATAATGGACTTTCCATATCTTGAAAAGCATCTAAAAATAGCGTTAATGTTTGTGTCATTAAGGCTCTACCAGTATGTTCTTCACAGAATCTTCTTGCGCTTTCAATGTATGGTCGTATTACTCTTTCATCAGTGGCATCATCCACCCTTAAATACTCTTTAACTTCTTGTAGTGTTACTGGTTCTTGGGATGGTTCTGTTAATACTTTTAGTCCTGCCATTATGTCACCTTGTCTAATAAGTAAGAGCCTACAATCACGGCATATAATCCCCATATCATAGCTTCCATCCGAACAAACCTAGCCGAGCCTGACTCTAATCTTTTGTCTAGTGTCTCATAACGAATTGCACATATTTGTTCGTGTAATTCAAGTGATGTTATCTCAGGATTCTTTGCTTCCTTTTGTATTTTTGCTTTCTTCATCTTTTTTATTTTCTGT